CCCTAAAAGAATCTATGTTAGAAAATTTTCCGTTTGGGTTAAAAGCTTTATAAAAAGAATAATAATCTACATCTGCTTTTTGAGATACAACACCATATACTTTTTGTGTAATTAATTCATCACTGATGGGCGCTCCTAATTTTTCTTCTTGTGCAGCTAATGCTTCTGCATATTCTTTTCTATATTCATCAACATTTGCTACTGATAAAAGTGCCATTAGTTTGCTCCAAATAAATTTTTAGGATCAATAGAATTTTTATCGGTCTCAGTAAATTGAACCCCTTGGAAATAACTATATTGATCTATTACTTTATTATACCCCTTAGGTATCTCATCTCTTGTTACATTAAATACAGTTTCATAATCAGTTAGCGCCCTACCTGTTATCTCTAATCCTATTCTTCTTAAACCAGCTAAGAAAGTTTGTTTATTAGAACTCTCTCCAATAGATTGTAAAGCTAATTCAATATCAGGTACACTAAATCTTCCACCAGGCTCTCTAGCTTTAGCGATTGCGTAAGCTAAATTAATGATAGATGTTTTTGCTGCTTGTGTTTCGGGTGCGTTTAAGTAAGCAGTTATTTTAGAATTAAAATTAGGACTATCTTCATTTGTTAATTGTAATATTGCATCCTCTGTATCTTGATATTGTTGGTTAAATAATTTACCTTCTTTTTGTTTATTTCTACTTACAAAAGAATCAATGAAACCTGTCATACCTGATATAGCTAATACTGTATCTGCTGCATTACCAGTAAAGGCACCTTGTTTAACAATATCTTTTTCAATTCTAGTAATAATTTCTCCAACGTCTCTAGCTGCTAATAACGCATTTTCAGAATCAGATTTTTGTTTTTTCGTTCTGTCAATGTCTTTTATTTTCATCATCATTTCTAGATTACCCTCGACAGGAACATATCCCTCAGGGTTGTCTAAAATTTCTGATTTTGTTACAAACCTAGATTCACTCTGTTGAACACCATCTATAATAGGGTAAGCTCTAACTAAAGACTCTTCTTTACCCACAGGTAAATATCTTAATTCTCCATTAGTATTCATAGCAGTTAAAATATCTCCTTGTGGAGCATAAGCTACACTTTGTGTTTCTGTATCAAAAACTTTTACAGGTTTACCTGCCTTTTCAGCATCAGGAACTGGAACAAATCTCAACTCTGATGGGTTTTTTGTTGAGTATACAGTTTGAATACTTTCTTCATCTCGGAAAATTATATTACCAGTGTCTTGATCTAATACTTTTTTAGAAGATGAAAATTTTCTATCTTTTAGTTTTTCTTCTTTTGCTTCTTCTCTAGCTTTTTCTTGTAAGTCTATTTGTTTAATAGCTAATTGTGTTTGAGGTAATGTTTCCATACCTTTACCAATATTTCTAAATACAGAACCTAGCTGACTTTCACCAGGCATTGTTCTAGCTTGTAGTAATGCGGAAGTAATAGGAGTAAGAAGTAAATTTCTTTTTTCTACTTTAGAGAAACCCCCCACGTTAAATTTTTTAATGGGTAATTTTTTTTCAGTTTTTTTTAAGTATACCTCTCTAAATAAAGGTCTTAATAAAACTTTATTCATTTAAACCTGCCCTGTTCCTGAGAATGCTTGAAAAGCTCCTAGACCTGTCCCTATTGATTGTGCTAGTGGTGCTGCCCCCGGTGCAGTTCCCATTGTAATTGAAGATTGCGATGTTGGTCCTGCAGCATATATATTTTTTAAGAATTCTGCTCTTTGGTAAGGTTCGTATTGTTGTGCTAAAGTTGATTGTCTCTTAGAATCTAAAGCTTGTTGAGCTAGTTGTCTTTCCAAACCTCCAGCGGCCATCATTTGCTGTACATCTGATTGAGCCATGTCCTGTTGTTGTCCACCAAGGACTCCTAATAATTGTCCACCTTGTAAACCAACTCTTTGTTGATTTTGTGCAGCACTTAATGCTGTGTTAAATCCTTGAGCTTGTGCTTGGCCCATCGCTGATAAAGTTCTTCCCTGTAATTCTGCTTGCTGAACACCTTCTCTACCTCCACCAAAAGCTCCAGATCCTATTGCTTGAGCGCCCAATTGGTTTTGCATCATTTGTCCTTGTCTTCCAATTTCGTTTGTTACATAAGATTGATAAGGATTTAAATATTGAGATATTTGTTGAGAACCTACTGGAGTCATTGCTCCTTGTACTCCTGCTATACCTTGACCAACTGCACCACTTCCTACACCTGTTTGGCCCGCTGCAGTAATTCCTTGTCTTTCTAAAGCACCTAATCCTGCTACTTGGTAATCTGGTAGATTAATTGGGTTTTGCGCTACTTGTCTAGCAATATCCATCATCTCCAGTTTTCGTTCTTCTATTCCTGGTGCCTCTCTAACAAACTGTGTTTGTGATGAAGGAGTAGATTGTGGTTGTCCTCCTCCTCCTCCAAATAATCCGCCTATAAAACTCATTTACTTATCCATTTCTCTAGTTGTACATGCTTCTTTTGCCATCCCCATTTCTTGGAAACTTTTTCCCAGCCTGGTCTAGCCCAAAGACATAAACGTTTACAATCGTTACCTTGTGCAAACTTTGTTATTGTATCAACAAATTGATCTTCCCATAAGTCCCTTCTTTTTCCTGTACAGATAACAATCTCTAATTGATTAAAATTTGGCATTTCTGATATTCTTGTAACCCCAACACCAAATACTTTGTTTTCTTCTAATTCATCTGAGCCAAACATAATAAAACACTGCATCATATCTTTTTTTAAAAGATCATATATATGTTTTGGATCTGCATATTCTCCTGAGTATTTTAAAGCTTCTTTAATCATAAATTCTGATAATGGCCAAAACCTTTCAACATCTTTTGGTTGAATAGATAGGACGTTTACTAATGGTTTAATTTTTTTCTTTGTTTGTTTCATTATTATCCTTAATTAAATCAAACACTCTTTTATATTTCTTTTGTTGGTCGTAAAAATATTGAGCACCTTTTTCTCTCATATCTTTCATACTCTTTGGATTTGCTCCAGCTATAATTCCAGCACCTAATACCCCATCTGCACGTGTTACAAATTCTCCATCAGCTAATTGTGCTAACATAGTATCTTCGTCTTTGTCTCCTACACCTGCTCCATCTTCAACATAACCTGATGCTCTAACATAATTGTTTGCATCGTTTTCATTATGAGAAACTTTTGAGGGAAGATAGTTAATACCACCTTCATTAAATTTTTTAATTTCAGCTAAGCCGCCTGTTTTTAATCTTGTTCTAGAAATTTCATAAGGACCCATTCTTTCTACATCATCTGGTCTATTTGCTTCTGGTATATAAACTTTTTCATATTTTTTTTCTTGTCCTGTAGCTGGGTCAATATAAGAGTAACCTGGTTGATTTGCAGCATAATCAGCGTAAGCTAAATTATAGGTTGGTTGAAATTGATCTATAGGTTGTTGTTCAAATGCTCCAGACATGTAAGCTAAACCACCTGCTGCAATTCCTGCTTTTGTAGGATCAAATTCAAACTCTCCTGTAAATTCACCATTAACCATTCTTTTTCTTTGTAATAGTTTTTGAAACATATTTCTTTTTACTTCTTCTTCACTTTCTTTTTGAGTTGCTTGTTTAAAAATAGTACTACTATTCGCTGCTGATAGTTGGGGTAAAAAAGTTGGCGCTGTTTTAGAAAATGCTGCAAAAGATTCTGGTGCAAGTCCTTTTAAACCTGCTTGACCACCATAATAACCTAAAGCTGCTCCTGTAGCACCTCCAAGTAATCTTTGGATTCCTGAACCACCCGCGTCTTTACTTGATCTGTATCCTTTATAACCACCGTAAGCGGCTAGTGCATAGGGTAAATATTGAATGGGCATTAATTAAATTCTCCTTTTAAGATCTTAAGCCTGAATAATACCACCTTAGTCAGCTAGTTTCAACTCATCTCTAAAACAACCTTCGTACTGATGTTCCCCGACATGGATAATTGGGTCGTTAACATAAACATAACAAGTACCTCCAATATCTTTCCAAAGCTTACAAAAAGAAAAATCTTCACCCAGATAAGTCTTAGTTTCGGGATCATGTATACAATCAAAAAAGTTCCATAAATTAGGTCTATCTACATATTCACCGTTTATTACTGTCTTTTGGACTATGTTTTTATCTGGATACTTCTCTATCATTTTGTCAAAAACACTTCTGTTAATTAACATACATCCTGTAGGACAATGTGTAACTTCCATAACACCGTTATCTAAAGTTATATTATTACCGTCTGCTACTTTCATTGGGTAAGTATTTAAAAATCTATGGATGTCTCCAGCACTTTTAACTTCACCATCATTAAATTTTTTATAAAGTTTATCCCACATCATTGTTTTAAGAGGGTATGGAATAGATATTAATTCTTTATTTAAATCTAACATTTTTAAAATAGATTCTGCTCTAAAATATATGTCTGAATCTACGAATAACATATGCGTGCAGCTAGATTCTAAAAAAGCGGAAACACATAAGTTTCTTCCTTGAGTAACTAAAGAAGATTTTAGTAAAGTAAATGTAATTTTTATTCCATTTTTTATACATAATTGTTGTAGTTCCAGTAATGCTTGTGTGTAATGCATAGTAACGTCACTATGACAAGGTGTGCAAATCATTATATTATAAGGTGATTTAATTATTTTTTTATTATCTTTTTGTCCGGTGTCCGGTTTCCACATAGGAAGAGTGGCTTTTTCGTATGGTGTTACCTCTATTTCTTTAAGAGTTTGATAAGTATCTTCATTTACTATTTCTTTCATCTAGTGCTCCTTTCAAAAAGTTTGTCCACTCCATACCCTTTTTTTCCCAGTTATAAAATCTTTTATAAAACTTTTGTTGCTCCTCCAAATGTTCTTGCATAAAACCTTCGTGCAAATAAGATGCTGCAACATCAATTGCTGCTCCTGTATCTTTAGCCATTTGTTCATAATTTTTTGAGTAATTAATATACACAGGCCACTCTGCACAAGTTTCATACAAAGCTCCAAAATTATTTGTGATGACATGTACTCCAGAGGCTAAAGCTTCTAAAGCTGATGCACAAGAAGTTTCTTCAAATATACTTGGATATACAAACATATCGTAATTAGGCATCATTTCTTTTATGTATTCATGTGGTTTATAACCAATATAATTAACGTTAGGTAATTTCTTAGCTTGTTCGTATAACCCTTCAAAATCTTTTTCTGAATTATCTGAAAACTCAGATCCGTATACTTTACAAGAACTGTACACATCTAAGATTATGTTGGGATTTTCAACTTCCTGCATTGCACGCAATAAAACATTTAAACCTCTCCAAGGAGTGCAGTGATGTATTAATTTAATAGGAGTTCCTCTTTTATAAATTTTTCTAATTGGAAAATATTCTATACCATTTTTAATTACTAATGATCTTTCTGTCGGTATGTCGAATACCATTCTAAATTTTTCATAATTCCAATGACTATTAAACACATACCAATCATATTCTTTGTGTCTTTCTTTGTTATTAAAAAACTCTTGAAGATTAGGTTGATCCCAAGAATTTTTTTGCCAAAGGATGTTTAATTTGTTTGGATCTAGGGGGACTTTACCTGGAATAGATGTGCAAATTTGTACTTGATCTAATAATTCTTTTGAAACATGCTTCTCGAGCATCTCCATCTGTAGCTCGGTAGCACCGCGTGGTTTCATTATTTTTTAGTCAGTGCACCCATAGAAACTTTAGTAACTTTAATTTCAAGGTCTTGTCTAAAGTCATCCACAGTAGTATCAGTATTGGCATCAGCAACATCGTTATCAAAATCAGTTTTACTAGCATATACTTTGCCTGTTCTTTTGTGTTTAATAATTTCTTTTGCTGTAGCTGGTATTTTTGTTAAATCAGTCATAGTTTTTTATACTATTAAAAATTAATTCTGTCTAGCCTTTTCCTTGCCCCTTGTAGCGCTTAAGACGTTTCTGTCTTTTCTCATCCTTATTGAGAGATTTCTTGTGTTTTCTAGAACCTCTTTTCTTAGGTTTATCTCGTTCATGGTGTTCTTTAAATTTTTTAGCCATTATTTTTTAAAGATTTTATTGCCAATTACTAATATATCGATATTAGAATCATTGAAAAATTTTTTAGCGTCTTTAATATCAGACATTATTGGTTTTCCGTTAATATTAAAACTTGTGTTCAACACAATAGGGCATCCCGTTTTTTTGTAAAATTCATTAATTAAATTATAGTATACTTTATTTGCTTTATCTACACTTTGATATCTACATGTTCCATCTATATGGGTTATACTTTTTAAATTTTCATTATTAACACTACCTACATAAAGCATAAAAGGGTTTTCAATATCAGTATTAAAATATTCTTTAACATGTTCTTTTAATATTGATGCACCAAAAGGTCTATAAGTTTCTCTTTTTTTAATTTGGTTAATTATATTTGTTCCATTTTTTATTAAAGGATTAAATAGTAAAGACCTATTTCCTAAAGCCCTAGGACCTATTTCTCCGTTACCTTGATACCAAGCAACGATACACCCTTGTTTTAAATATTCCGCAGTCTCTTTAAAAGTTTTTTCATCTGGCTTAGTTAAAGGTTCTTCGTCAGATTGAACGTATGGAAAATTATTTAATTTAAATTTTGGTAAATTATTTTTAACTCTTAAATACTCTAAGGCTCCTAATGAAAGACCCTCATCATTACAATGGGGAGGTATAATTAAATTTTTAAATTTATTTTTAAGAGCAGTATTCCATATAACATTCTGAGCAACACCACCTGAGTAAGATATATAGGCATCATAATCTTTATTGGTTACTTCTTCAAAAAAATTAATTAATATATCTGATACTTTATCGTGGACTGTTCTTATCCAATCTAAAGGTTGCATTTCTGCTAACAATAGATTTTCTTTATGCTCAATGTAGTTATTAAAATTAAATAATTTATCTATAGAATAGATATCGTAATTTAAAAACTTTTTAAATTCCGGTAAAATATTTCCATAAGATTGAAGACCCATTAACTTTCCTGCAATATCATAAACTTGTTGTGAATTTATTTTAAAAGTTTTACCTACATTAGCCATAGCTAATCCTAAAGATCCATTTTTGTCTGTGTAGCCTCTTTTATGTATTTTGTCATTTATAATAACAGTCCATGTGTTATTAGCATCCCCAAAACCATCAATTATAATTTCGTATTTTGGTCTTGTTTTATATAATGGCCAACAACTTAAAGCATGGCCAAGATGGTGGTTTATTCTACAAACTTTACTTTCTATAGGTAGGTGTTTGAAATCGGTAGCTGGATAAAATTCTTCGTTATCTAAAGGTAAATTATAAATCCAAGGGTCTACAACAATAGCTATCTCATCTATTTCACTAGACTTAATATTAAATTTTTTTTCTAAATCTGTTTGCCATTCAAATAAGTTATTATATGCGTGATGTTTTTGTTTGTATAATCTTTCGGTTTTAAGATAACTAACTTTTTCTCCATCGTATAGAGAGAAGTTACTGTCATGCTCACATAGCCTTAAACCCAACAGTTTTTTAGCCACTATATATCTTCTCTATTTATTTCTAATAATGATGCCACAGCATGTAATTCATTAGCATCCGATGCGGTAACTTTTAATATCTCATTTTCTAATAATATCAAAGGTTCTGTTAATAATTGTTCAGTAGTATTAGAAGCTATTGACTTAACATTAAATAAACTAAATACAGCACTTGCTACATTAGTCAATGTTACAGTTATTGTTGCTGCACTTCCAGCATCATTTGATATTAATAAAGATTTTACAATTGCTCTAGAATTACTAGGTGTTGTATATAAAGTTGTAGCATTTGTTGTAGTTAAATCTACTTTTGCATTTGTATATATATTAGCCATTAAACCAAGCGAACCTCTCTACTTCTTGTTTTAAATCTTCTTGAAAAGAACTATTTAATTGATTCTTCATTGTCTCTAATGATTGAAGAAGTTGTTGTTGATTTTGTGGATCATAATCTGGAGTAGGTTCTGGAATAAAATTAGTTATTTTAGCCATTATCTTTTGCCATCGGGTTGTACATCTGCTCTAAAAGTTCCATATCTCCAGGACTCTCCGCTAGATATATTCTGTATTTTTAAACTAGCTGCTCTCCCCCTAGCTCTAGTATCTATCTTTTGAGTGCTTGAAGTTACCGAGAAAGGCCCCAAAGAAGAACTAACAGCTGTATCTGATGGGTAATCTTTTAATAAAATAGTAACTGTAGCAGTTCCATTTAATCTTTGGAAATCAGGAATAAATCTTCTAACTTTTGTAAAAAATTCTCCATCACCTTCTGCATGTATCATAAAATCTCCAGTTTCGATAAAAGATGAAATTGTTGTAGTTACTCCATTTTCTAATTGATCTACTCCAGTTTCATGTGTCCAAAATGTAGCAGAACCAGAGGTATTTGTCACTCCCTGTATAACAGGAAAAGTAGGAACTCCTGCATCATAAAAAGAAGTTGCATAAGGTTTATCAAATAAATGAGCATCGTAAAAAGATGTTCTAGCTAAAGAACTTGTGTACCAAACTTTTTCTAAGTAATTGTATGTAACACATCTATCTATTTCAGCAGATGTACTTGAGGGATAGAACCAATTAATTTCATTAAATAAAGAATTATGACTAGCGTATACTAATCTTCCAGCATCATAATTAAACCCTAAGTCTCCTGGATTAGTTGTATTAAATACAAAATCTTCTACTGAACAAGGTATTTTAACAACCGTTCCGTTGTAAGCGTTAAAAGAACCTGAATCATCCATCCAATAAACAACACCGTCTACAAAAACAATACTATGAGGACTCATTAAACCGCAATTAGACCCCACCTTTCTAATACTAAAAGTAAAAGGTGTTCCAACATATTGCATAGTATAAGCAGCAGTATCCGTTAAAACTAAAATATAATCTTTTGCTCTTATTGCACCTACAATATTTGTTCCATCATCTATTCTAAAGGTACCCGCTGTGTTAACAGAAGTTGGTTGATAATCACTAAAGTCTTCTTGATCAGAAAATCTTATTAACATTGGGTCAAAACTTGCAGTATCTCCAATTGTTGCTTCTGTCCCTAAATGTATAAAATGTCTATCTGTATCAGATACTGTTGAAGTAATAGTTCTAGTAGGAGCTCCTGACATAATAGTTGCTCGAAGAGATAAAGCATTATTGTTATTGCTTATAGGTTGCCATGTAAAAGTTCTTCCGTTTAATATAGTAGCTGTTAATATTTGTCCAAAATTATCTAAAGCCCAATCAGCAGGTTGTAATCTAATAGTAGAAGATAATGAAGCTGAACCCCATCCTGTAAAATATTCTACTCCCGCTAAAGTAGCATGAGCTGATCGTGTTCCAGCCACTGCTCTTGTAATTCCTGTAAGATCATTAGTTGAAATACCTGTATAGGAAATAAATTCTGCTCCAACTTTAATTACTCCCGTTGTAGGAAAACCTGCGGTAGAAGTAAGTGTAATAGAAGTTCCCGAACCTCCAGTACCTGCGGTGTTGTCTTGTAATAATCCGTTTAAAGTTGTAGTAAGTCCAGATGCTCCTCCGTAAGATGCTGTACCAAACCCAAAGCCAAATGTTTGTCCGATAGGTCCTACTTTCACATATCTGTTTATAGTACATGCACCTGACGCTGCAACAGTAGTTCCAGCATTAGTTGCCATAGTTATTGTAAATGTATTAATTGTTGCACTGGTTACTTCAAAAGTTTGATCAGTAAAATTAGCCGCGGTGTACCCTGCACCAACTGGTGGGGTTACACTTGTAAAAGTAAAGTAGTCTCCGGCAATCATATTATGCCCTGTTAGGTTTACGGTGACCGTTGGCGAGGTGTTAGCTGTAGTAAACGTTCCTCCAGTTTGCGCTGTCTCTAATGGAGTAATATCATAAAAAGCTCCTCCATAATAAAGATATAATCCTCTTTGAGACCCAAGTGCTACATATCTATTTCCGTCTAAATCTGCCCATTGGTGTTGTGCTCTTACGGCACCGGCTAAGGTATCTGAAGTAATAGAAGACCATCCTCCTATTTTTTCAGGGAAGCCATAACGAAATCTTATAAAATCTCCGTCTACATATTGCCCTTCAGCAGCAGTATCTGTAATTTGCTTGTTAAACCCCGGTTTTATAGTAATTAAATTTAAAGGCATGTTAAATTATACCACAATTTTTACGTTTAGAATATTCGCTACTTAGTTTCTATATTTTGACCTATTTCACTAGTAAGTTTAGAAGTTTTACTATCAAATTTTTTGTTACATTCTATTGCTAATGAAACAAACGTATTAGTACAATGTTTCAAAGATTCAGAGGGTAATAATATTTTTTTCTTTTCCTTAATTATTTCAATCTCTTCGTCAGTAAATACTATTTCTCCTGAACCATATTTATCATTTAATTGATTAATTTTCATAAATTTTCCTATTCAATGCTTTTTGCGGTATCCTCTGACATACCCCAAAAAGGTCTTGTGTCTAAATAACGATCTGCATTCTTACCATTTTTATTTACATAATGCAAGAAAGCTTGTATACAAAAGTCTCCTTGAAACTCTTCTCGGTAATGTGGCAGCTGTCGTCCAAGATATATTACTGCTTCACCTTTATCTAGATGTATTGGTTCTCCATTTATATATATTGGCCATGGTGTGTTATCACTATTAATATTTAACGTCACACTAATTTCACAAGAACGTCTATCTACGTGATTTGATAAAGAAGAAAATTTCGTATAGCATCTCCAAAAAGCATAAGTTGGTAACAGTTCTGTACCAGTTTCTTTTTCCATAAGTGGCAATTGTTTAAGCATCAAAGACTCCATAACCAGATCTCCATAAAACTTAGAATCTGGTATCCCCATTTCTTTTGAGTGATCAAAATTTGTAATATTTGTTCTATGCCTAATTTCACAATAATTACTTAGTAATTTTACCTCATCCTCAGATAAAAAATTTTTTATTTTTTTATAAGTAAAATCTTTTCCTATAATGCCCATGCTACTACCGAATACCTTTCTCCTTTAGTCACAGGCATAACACAATGAGGGTATAAATAATTGCTAGGCCATATTATCATTCTATTTTCTTTCTTTTCAATTGTTGTAATTTTTTCTGAGTTAGGGTACTTAAAACATAAATCTCCTCCCTCGTAATTATCATTAACCATAAATATACAACTATATTGTCTTGGAATTCTTGGGTTATGATCTGTATGAAATTTGTAATGTCCTCCTTTTCCATATTTTAAAACTTGTATATCATCAACAATAAATTCACTATTGAGATTATGAAAATAGTTATAATTAACTATGCAAGTTTTTAAATGTTTTATTAAATAATTACACCATAAAACTTCAGTGTAAGAATTTGTCTTAATATTACGTAAGGCCCAAGTACCTACTTTTCTTACATCTTCATCAAGGAGAGCTTTGTCAGTACCTATTATTGTTGCCCCTTCAAATTTATCATAACTCTTACATATTTTTTTAAAAGAATCTAAAGTTTTTTTTGGAATAACATCATTAAAAACTGTAATATATTTATGTAAATCAAAATCTACTTCCATGATTTTTTCTTCCAAAATATTTTTTTATAGTTATGTACTATGTGTTTGATCATAAAGAATCTATCTTCTAGATATTTTTTGTCACTTTTGGGTTTAATTTTCATTATCCAGTTCTCTCTTTTAAAAGGTATGCATTGAACATAAGGAGTCCCTCTTTCAATAATAGTATCCAATATTTCATACTTATCCCCATTAATCACAATTGGAAAATTTACTTCATTTTTAAAAGTATCTGTATCAACTATACCAGCAATAATTGAAAAACGAGTATCTGTATTATTTAAAGGTGGAACAAAGAGAGTAGAGTATCCAGGTGGTGTTGTTATTATCCATGGATTTAAAATCTTATGAAAAGCTAAATTTTTATTCTTACTTACTAAAGGACTTCCAGCTAGTTGGTCGGTACCATGAAATTCTGGTTTACCTTGATAATTAATATTTATTCTTTCAGCAAGGCTATTCATCATTTGTTGAGCTGAATCAAAACCAGCTTTTTTCTCTCCATTAATTTCAACATTGTGTTTTATTTTATAATCGGTGGCTATTTTTAAAAGATACCCTGTTGTTAGTGTATCTAAAAAAGGCATACAACCTTTTACAGTTTGATTTTCGTAACTATGTGTAAGTTTTTTATACCATTCTGGTATATTAGTTTTTGCAGGGATCGGTAAATTATCTTGATTATTTCTTATAAATTCTTTACTCGCTGAAAAAGTAATTAGATTGTCTAACATCTAAAATGTTTAACACATTTATGGAAGTTGTAAAAGACTTAAATAAGTAATTCCATTATCTTGACAATATTTTTCCCAATTAATAATTGGGTATGTCACAGTTGAAGTGTCAAAAGTATCTAAATAATTACTATAGTTTACAAACTGAGTATATAAAGTTTTACTCTGAGTATTAGCGTTTGCATTTTTAATAAAGTTTTTAATAGATGTATTTACCTCATTTAAATATGTATACAGTTCATCTGCATTTGCAATCTCTCCAGGCTCTGGATTATCAGAAAATGTAACCGTACTTCCGTCTATAGTAAACAGATCTATATTTTGTTTAAATTTTATAAAATCAGAATCACTAATATCTACTACTGAATGATTTGTATTTAAAGCAGTTAACTCATTTTCTTCAGTCTCGTTTGCTGCGATTCTTAATAAATTATTATTTAATGTAATTGCGTAAGCCATTATGAGTTCCCATCATCAAAGTAAAATATTCCACCAGCCCCACCTTGCTCACTAGGAGTTGTAGTTGGACCACCGTTGTTAGCACCAGAAAAGTTTACACCAGGGCCTAAGCCGGCTGCTCCTGAAAATATTGTTCTTTCAGGTAATAAAATTCCACCTGGAGCTGTACCCGCTGCACCTTGGTTTGCTCTGTTTGGTTGGAAAGCAGGTCCACCTGCTATTCCTCCTCCTCCACCATTTGCAGTAAAGTTTCCTACTGTTGATGCTCCCCCAGCATTTCCAGCACTACCACCAGTACTTGGGCTACCTTTATTTCCGCCTGCTCCAAGAGAGTATGCAATTGTTGCTCCACCAGAAGTTGGGCCAGAGAAAAATCCTAAACCACCACTACCGCCTGCTCCACCATCTCTTCCAGGATTCTGAGTTGAAAATCCACCAGCACCGCCTGCGGCACCAGAAAGGTAGGCATAAAAATTATTTGCAGCTGGATTTGCAGTTATGTTACCACTATTAGGGCCGATCTCAGATTTGTGCATAACGTAAGCACCATCTCCACCTGCTCCAGTTGCCGCTGCAGTTAATCTTCCTTGAGCATCTACAGTTATATTTGCTGTTGTGTATGATCCTGCAGTTACTGCTGTGTTTGCTAATTTATCGGCTGTTACTGCGTCATTATTTATTTTTGCTGTTTCAACTGCACTTGCTGCAATCTGTGCTGTATCAACTTCATTATCTTCAATATCACCGTTATCTATTACTGTATTTCCATTTGAAATAATACCCATAAGATCTCCTTTAAATTTTTTCTAATTTTAATCTAAATTTTTCATTAGATTTATTATTGATTAAGTATATATCTTCGGCACCTTCTTGTAAAGTCCAGCTACCCTTAGATCCGTCAACAATATTACCTTCTTTTTTATGTTCGTTATTTAAGTGTAAATCCCCAGTATATATGTTTCTCCATACATTCCCTGAAGCACCTAAGTCATAGGTGTCATTTGCTCCCGGTACAATATTGCCAGTAGCTGTGATAGCACCAAAATTAGAGAAGGTTACATCAAAAACACCAGTGTTAGTTGCTACACCATCAAGATAAACAATTTTATATCCTTTATCACCTGCTGCAAAAGTAACTGTTGCACCTGAACCTGATACAGCTTTTAATTGTACTGTGTGTGCACCAGACGTACCATTTTTAATTATGTAAAAATTTTCTGTAAGAAGAGGAAATCTAATTACTCTAGCTCCAGATATTGTTCCTGTAAATTCTAAAACTCTTTGTTGAGCAGTACCTGTTGTAGCACCATTAGCAATACTTAGGTCTTGGTTACCCGCACCACCAGCAATTGATATACTTAAAACACCACCTGTTAATTGTTCAATAAGACTTAAATTTGTATTTGTTTTATCTCCCCATGTACCAGCGTTTTCGCCAGTCACCATTAGTTCAATTCCAAGATCTGTGTATGTTGATGCCATATTTTTATTATATCCTTTTTAAGCTGCTAAATCAACTTCTGTCCAAACGTTAGATACCCCTGGATTTATTTCAGCCCAAGCTGTTATATTTGGATTTCCAACACTTGATTGTAATAGTATTCCAGTAACATCTATGTCAGCGTTCGCTGTTGTAGTAACTGAACCTATAGATGTAGCCATTTGAATGCCTGTAACTTCAGCTACACTTACTGCATCTGCTGCTCCAATTGAACTTGTTAGTTGAATACCTGTTAATGAAACATTAGCGTTTCCTATAGAATTTTCTTCCCCCATAGACATCGTTAATTGTTGACCAGTAACCTCAGCAGTGAAATCCGTAAAGGCAGATTCATTTCCTAAGCTTAAAGATAATTGCTGTCCTGTAACACTTACATTAGCAATACCTGTAGTTGCAACTGCGCCAGCAGAAGCTGATAATTGCTGTCCTGTAACGGCCACACCAACATCTATGGATGTGGTAACTGAGCCAATTGATGAAGTAATATCATGTTCAGTAACCACAACACTTACGTTACCATCAGCAGCAACAGAGTATGTTCCTAGTGAGATATTTGCTTGAGATCCTGTAACACCTACACTACCGGTTATTTGAAAAGATACATCGTTAGTAGAAAGTGTTAACTGAGATCCTGTAACACTTACTTGAGAGCCTGCAGATACGGACGAATTTCCTACAGCAGTTTGTAATAAGAAACTTGGAAGAGTTCCCGCACCTGTTGTTGTGAAAACATCTACAATTGCTACTTCAAAAGTGCTTGGACTTAACGCTCCAAAAGGTGCCTGAGCAAAAGCAGTTAATGTGTCTTGTGTAAACTCTTTATTACTTATAGATAATTCTTGCCCTGTAATAGGAGCAACTATATTAATAACTTCGTCTCCTATAGCAGTAGTTAATTGAGAACCTGCTGCACTAACTAATGCAGAGGTACCTGCAACAGATTGACCAATACTAAAAGTTGCTTGAATACCTGTAACATTTAAATTGGCATCACCAGTATTAGACTCTTCGCCCATTGATCCCGTAAGGACAATACCTTGAGGATAAGCAATGACGTTGTTATCTTCTGCTGAAAAGGCCGCTCCAGAATAGGCGGTTACCCCAAAAGCCATGGCGTTTAAATTTCCTCTAGTTTAAACTTGTATTTTTTACCGGATTTATTATTAAGAATAAATAAATGTTCTTCACCCTCTTGGATAGTCCAATTACCTTTTGTGCCATCAACTGAGTTACCTTCACTTTTAGCTTCATTAGTTAAATGTAAGTCACCAGTGTAAACGTTTCTCCAAACATTGCCGTCAGCACCTAAATCAAAAGTATCATTTGCTGTAGGTAGAACGTGGTCTGTAGTGATATCACCCGTAGTAGTTATGGCTCCAGTAACAGTTAAAGTAGAACCATCGAAAGTTAAATTAGCTTCTGCATTTTGTGCGTCCGCACCAGTTGCAGTAACAATTCTGTTGTTTACACCATTCTGCATAAAATCAGATACATCAACAGATATTGCATCTGCTGCAACATCAATACCAGTTCCTGCTCCAACATTTAAAGTTACATCACCTGATGTACCACCACCTGTTAAACCTGAACCCGCAACAACAGAAGTTATATCTCCAACTGTTGGAGTCTGAAAAGATGGTACTGCCCCAGCTCCTGCTGAAGTTAGAACTTGTCCAGAACTTCCTGTTGCTACTGCAACTGGGTTTCCTGAAGTGTCATAAGAAATTATGTTACCATCTGTACCTGCAGCCATTTTTGCTAGTGTCACTGCATCGTCATTTATTTTAGCTGTCTCAACGGCACTCGCAGCAATCTGAGCCGTGTCTATAGCATTGTCTGCCATTAAGGCATTCGTAATTTGATCATTTGCAATGTGGGCTGTGTCTATTGAACCGTCAACGTATTGATTGCTGTCGACACTGTTCGCTGCCATTTTGGCAACAGTTATATTCGCATCTGCAATTTTAGCAGTCGTCACATTAGAATCAGTTATTTTAGCTGTTGTTACTGCGTTATCTTGTAGTTCGGCTGTCGCTACTCCCGCATCTTTAATTGTTATTGCGCCAGAACTAGCGGCAAAATTGTCTGAGCTAAATGAGGCAGCCCCTTTAGCAGATGTAGAAGCATCAGCTAAATTAATTGTAACGTCACCTGATGTTCCACCGCCTGTTAAATTTGTACCTGCTACAACAGAAGTTATATCTCCCACTGTTGGAGTTTGAAAAGAAGGTACTGCTCCTGCACCAGCACTTGTTAATACTTGACCTGAACTTCCTGTTGCTACTGCAACTGGATCTCCAGATGCATCGTATGAAATAATATTTCCGTCTGTTCCTGATGCCATTTTTGCTAAAGTAATTCCATTGTCTGCTACTTTGGCAGTCGTCACATTTGCATCTACAATTGAAGCAGTCACTACAGCGTTTGCTGCAAGTTGATCTGCACCTACTGCATCGTCTGCAATCTTAGCTTGAGTCACATTATCGTCTACAATTGAAGCAGTTACTACAGCGTTTGCTGCAAGTTGGTCTGCACCTACTGCATCATCGCCAATCTTAGCTTGAGTTACTGCATCGTTTTGAATTTCTGCTGTTGCTACTCCTAGATCTTTGATTGTTATTGCTCCTGAACTAGCAGCAAAGTTATCTGAACTAAATGATGCAGCTCCTTTGGCAGACGTAGAAGCGTCAGCTAAATTAATTGTAACATCGCCTGATGTGCCACCACCACTTAAATTTGTACCTGCTACAACAGAAGTAATATCTCCAACTGTAGGTGTTTCAAAAGTTGGAGGAGCTCCTGCTCCTGCTGAAGTTAAAACTTGTCCGTCTGATCCTGTGGCTACTGCTACAGGATTACCAGATGCATCGTATGAAATTATATTTCCATCTGTACCTGGAGCCATCTTGGCTAGTGTCACTGAGTCATCGGCTAATCTTGCGGAAGCTACTGATCCACTTGCTAAAGCAGTTGCGTTTAAATTTGTTAAAGCAGAACCATTGTTTGCACTAATGTTTCCACTTGCGTCTAGGATAACGGCTTTGGATGCTGGTAAAGTACAGAAAACATTTTTTGTTCCTGCACCAAAGTTTACCGCAGAATCACTATTAGATGATGATATAATTGTAGTTCTAGCAAGTGTATCTGGAGCTGCATCTGTTACAGTTCCTAAACCAACTTCGAACTCACCATTACTGTTAACGATAGCATAGTATGTTGTATTAGAATTACCAATACCAGCAACAAAGCCTTCAAAACCAGATACTGCTCCCGCTAAACTAAAAGTACCTGTACCCGTTGTGGTTGATGTTTCTTTAACTCTATCGTTTACTACCAAAGCCATTTTAACTCCTATTTATTACGCTATTCTTAAAATTGCAGCGGAAGTAGTGAATGCAGGGAACTGAATTGTAAAAGTTCCAGAAGTTGCAGTCTTATCTCCACCAAAATCTAACACAGCAACAGCATCAGTAGTATTTGAGCCACCGTCTGTAGTTGTGTTGTAAATTAAAGCACCTCTTGCTGTAAGAGTTACGTTTTGAAATGATAAATCAGCAAAATCAGTAATAGCTATTGATGATGAAACTTTAACACCTTGGTTTACCAAAGCACCGCCACCGGCAGTGTAGTTAGATGAAGTTACTTCAGTATTAGACCCACCACCCGGATTAGTAGAGTAGTTTGCTGTTGATTTTCCTAAAGTTGCTGAACTTGTGTACATCGCTAATTTATACGTATCAGATGATGCATCAAAATCATGTTTTCCTTGTAGTAATTCTTTTTTAAAAGTATTACAAATTGCGTTTGTTGTTATTGCCATAATTATTCTCCTTAATTAATTTATGTGTTCGGAGTTGGTGAAGGTATCTGTATTCTAGGTACACCATCATCATACTCCGCTCTTCTTCTTCTACCCATTTGCTGTAATGCAAAATTCTGTATCTCTTCATTATACTTTGTTTCATACAACTTGTACATATCCATGGGGCCTTTTAGATAACTAAAGGCCTCTCTTAAAACTCCATGCAACAACATGGATTCTTGATTTGTGGAAATATAAGTATTAGTAGTGCTTGTAAATTCTGGAGGTGATTTAATATAATTGACTTGTACAGTATCTGCGGTTGCAGGGGTAGGGGCAACTAAAATTACAGCACCTTGTTGAACATTATCTTCCCAATTAGCCCAATATTTAGGTGTACCCGTTGTTGAACTATTTGGAGCAAATTCAGAGATATAACTCGTATCCCTTTTTTCTAGAAAAATTCTGTTGTTGTTACTGTCAATAATTTGAACAGATCGAACTATTATAGCATCACTAGGTAAAACAATATATCTGTTACCTGCAGTAAAATTAGAGGTAGCATATTTTCTTAAATCATCATAATCAACTTTTCCTGCAACATCTAACTCAACAGATTTTATAAAATCTTGAATAATTTGATCGGTTAAAACATTGCTATCTACTTCAGTGTAGTTACGAACTTGTGTTAAAAAAGATGAATAAGATATAGCCATTATGTAATACTCACTGTTACTGTTCCTGTAGCTGCAATCAATTGTCTTCTTCTATTTTGTAAAGAAGGGTCTTCTGGAATCATACTATGTAAAATTGTAGTCACTCCATCTCTAATTACTTCTATATATTGTGTTTGAAAAGCAAATTGACCTGGTAACGATAAATCAGCTGTCGCCATTCCTTGTCCTCCGGAGCTTGCAACCGTACTATCATTGGGTGCTTGTGGGTTAATAGTTGATATATCTTTTGGTGTTTGAAAAGCCATTCCTCTTGTATTTTGTAAAGCAATTGCATCAGCAGTAAAATGTCTTCTTCTAATTTGAGGATGTTTAGGTTCAAATTCAGAATAATGAACTAGAGAACCGTTCCATTCTTTTACCATTTCAGTATATGGAAAAGCCATACCTGATCTATCTGATATTGCTAAGCTTCTTCTACCTGTTGCAAATTTAGCCATAATTAAATTCCATTAGGATAAAAAGATTGAGGTGTAATGTAAGTTGAAGCTCTTTGACCATCTTCATCCAAAGCTCTTTTAAGTTGATCTTCATAAATTAATTTGTTTTGTTGTACAAGGGTTGGTGCGTTCTTCATCGCTAAATAATAAGCAAGTCCTGCGACCATACATGGTAAAAATCTAAATACAATATCAGCATCATTTGTGTATGCTCCCGCATCTTGTATTCTTTTAATTACATAATATTTTAAAACAGTGTAAGTATTTAAATTAGGTGCTTGGTATAAATATATCTTAGGAATTTCTTGTCTATCCACATAATACTGTGAAGGTTGTCCTAAAGCTAACTTGTTTGGTAAAGCAGCATAAGCTGATCTATCAATTTTCGTTAGAGATACATCTTGTGTGTTAACTGTATTTGCACCTGCTGCAGTTGTTGATACAAAAGCCTCAAGAACATCACTTACCGCTGAGTCTACAGCGTATTCAGCTTGCCCTGAAACTAATGCATTTTCATGT